ACTGCGGATTTACTGAATATTAGCCCGCTTAGACCGTCAACAGTGCGACCGGATGCGCCGTAAAAATATGCCAGTGATAAATATATATTGTAACTAGCTCGGCCTTCTAGCGTTACGTTGTTAGACCGTATTACGTTGTAACCGTTTTGATCGTCACCGTAAGTAGTGCAGCACATCGAAGGCAAAGGCGGTAAAAATACTTCTTCCTCTTTCTTAATTGCTCGTTCGCCCGCTACTGCTGTCCGGTTTCTGAATACGTCTTTTAATAAATCGTCGTATCCTATTCTTGGTGTTGTTACTGACATTGTCATGATATAAGCCTTGTACGTTTAACCGATGGCTTAACCACAGGGAATTTATAGCTAATAAGGTACCCATTAGCGTCGTTTGTATGGTCGTTACCAGCGCTCTTATCTGGCTCACCTGCTTTATTATACGTCTGCTGCTCTAAGTTTGCACTATGCGTGGGGCACAGCTTAACATTGACAAAGTGTGCGCCGTTATTAAACGACTGATTCATAGCTATCACGCGGTCTTTTACAAATGGGTTCTTGCTTGGTGCGTATACGTTAAACTTTGCAGACCTGAGCAATTGTACACTTGATTCACTTGCCGATTGTGCGTTTCGATTCTTTCCGCTTGCGTCCGGGTAAACGTTAATCTGGCATTGCTGATACTTGCCTTGTATAGAGTCAATCATTGAAGGCGTATCATATCCGCCTATTATTTCGCCAACGTCATAGACTTTTTTATTCCTGATAACAGATATAACTGAACTCATGTTGCATACGTTGAAATCCATCCCCACATGAATCGGCTCTTTACCATCCCATTCTACGTCAGTGTTATTTTCTACCCTATCAAAGTCTTTGTAAACAGTGCCGCTTGTTAGGTTAACAAAGTCGCCGTCTATGTAAGCGTTAATAAGATTGTCTGGATAACTATCAATTAAAGTCTGTATATAATCCTCTGGCAAGTATGGATTACTTCTAGTTGATGCTTGAACCATTTCATGACCTATGAATTTATCTTTTTTCCATCGCTCATGGACAAATTTAAAGCCCTCTGGCGTAGTAAATACTGCTACTGTGTTCATAGGCTTGGCTGTCGTTTTAATGTAAGTTGATGGCACTTGTCTGTTACGTGCAATTATCTTAATCCACGCCTCTTTTGCTTTGTCTGCTGGCAATGTATCCAGCTCATCAATCTTAGACCTAAACGATTCATAACCTATTATTCTGGATGGGTTATCTAAAGTCCTAAGAACAAAGTCACCGAACTGGCTTGATGATGTGTAAATTACGTTCTCAGACTTGTTATATTTATATCTAACGCCCCAATCAATAAGCTTTTCTTCCATGCGTGGCGCAAGTATTAATCTAACCAAATCATAAGTAGGCTCATACATAGCTATCAGTGAGTCACTACCGCCTTCTAATGAGTCAAGTAATGCAGACACACACATAATTTCACTCTTGCCCGTTCCGAAGCCAGCCACGAATGCTGGATACTTGCAGGTCAAGTCCAATAGTTGTTTCTGTGGTGCTGTTAAACTAATCTTTACTTGCACCTACGACCTCAATTAAAACCTTAGTTAAGCTATCAACTGCGCTGGATTCTTCATGCTCGACCTTTTCTCTCCAGCGTTTCGGCTGCCTGTTGTTCAACCAGTATTTTATAGCCATCGGATCAGGTGGATACATTCGCGTCACATCATGTGTGATTATTTCTCCCTGATGATTAAAGACTTTTGTCTCTTTATGCGAGTAGCCTTTAGCTCTTTCGTATAAGCTTGCTGTAACTTCCATGTCTGCTAGGTCTTTACCAGCCTTTAAGGACTCCGAAAAAATCGGATATTGCTTTTTCCATAAGTTAAAAGTTGACTCAGCCACGCAAAAAAACGCAGCCATTTCTTTATCTGTATAGCCGAGCAAACCTAACTTTCTTGCTTGCTCGTTATAGACATCGAGATACTTTTTTGGCCTGCCTTTTTTTACTGCCTTTGGCATAATTAATACTCTTTAGATACGTTTATAATAACATGCTCGGTCTAACTGTTATTCGTGATACTTCACCGTATTTTTTGCTGTAAGTGATGCAAGTTGTACCACGCTCTGATATGTAGCCACCTCGTGACGCATGAGCATCAGCAGCGGCAAGTGTCTGGTGCATCTCTCGTATCATGCCTGCGTTTTCTTTCACCTGTTTGTGATGCATATGCCCCTCATGACTGTATCTATACTCAGTTGCGCCCCACTGTTTCGGAAACATGCTTGGGACTATACTTAGGAGACTGTCTTGCCCTTTAACGTGTCCATGGTGAAACGCCAGCATCGTGCTGCCATGTACAACGCAATAATACGGCTTAGGTGAATTATCAATAGTAACACGAGGGTCATTCTCATACAGCGTATAGAATATTTCTTGCAACCAGTGTGCGCTTGCGATGTCATGATTACCCTCAGCACAAATTAGGTGGACAGATTTATGTTTAGTTAATGCCATGTCAACTAATGCTCTCAGGCATTTTATAGCTACTCTTATCATTTTGTGAAATCTGCTATCAGCATCCAATACATGACCGTGACCTGGTGTGACTGCTTTATGACCGTCAAAATGTAAAAAGTCGCCCATTTGATTTATCACACATCTATCAGCATTCGGGCTATTTGCTATCATGTGGCTAAATGCGCCGATCAATGTGTTCTCAGCTATTTTTATATTCCAATTGTCCCCGCCTTCCTCATGCCATGCCAGCATACCAATGTGATAATCAGTGATTGTATACATGTTTAGCAAGTCAGTGTTTGCCGAGCCTTTGTAGCTAATAGGTTTTAGTCTTGGGATAACTTGGCAAGCTGACTTTATAGCCTCTAACATCATCTCGTGCTGGCGTTCAGCGTCAACCGATGTTTTTACCCACTGTATTTTCGTACCGCCGTCAGCGTCGTATAGGGTTGATGTGCCTTTTACTAGATAACCGTCGGGCGCTGTGTGAGTCATGTCATGATTAGGTGCATAACCTATTCTAGCTACCCTGGACACTAAGCCTTTTAGACTGCTTGATATTGTTGCTGGCTTAATACTAAAAAAGTCGGCTGCTGCTTTTATGCCGCCATGTTTTCTTACTGCATCTATCAGCTCTCGTTGTCTTATAGTGCCGTAACTGTAGATTATATCGTCTATTTCGTCGATTAAGCTCACCCAAAAACTCCTTTTATATCCTTACGAATTTGTTTAGGATTAGTGTTCATGTCATAAACTCCTACTAGGTTAGAGTCTTCCAGTCTGATACGTTTAGCAGAGTCGTACGTGTTAGCAAAGACACAGTATATTTGCGTGGAGTATTTACCGACTTTCTTAAATACGGCTAAAGGGCTGTCCGGATTAGCAGATTCAGCCCTCGTTAATATCATCATTGTATCGTTCATTGCATCATAACATTGATTGCTAGTATCTGTATTTTAACACAAATTTACAATGCAAGTTGTTTTTTAATCAACTTCTATCAAATCCATTACTAACCCATCTGCAACCTCAATAGACCCTCCCTTGCTATTCACATAGTAAGTAAACTGTGAAAAGGCGTCATATATATTTTTGCACTCAACTGTTGTCATGTCGTATGTTATGCCGCTTATGTGACATGAGCATTTATATTCACTCATAACCCTACTCCTAAATAAAAGTTGATATTGTCATAATTCATAAACTATCCACCAGACGTTTAATGCTGCGATGTAAATAACTATTATGACGTATCGATGATAAGTGTCCACCTTCCAAATGAGCCAGGCAAGATATGAGTAAATCTTCGCAGACTGCCGCCTTTTCTTTGTCTGCCTTATCTTCTCGATCTGATGTTGTCATTGCCTTGGGCCTGCAAATCTCAAGTTCTATTGTGTCAACCTGATTTTTGTATGACTGTATAACAGCTCTTACATCATCAATATTGACTAACAAACCGCCAGTTATTGGACATATTCCTTTGACTGAAATGGCTAGCTCTTGGCTCATAAATCACCCATCAATTTAATAAACTCATCGCTTTTACTAAAAGATAATATCATTACAACATTCCCATTGTTGTACAGCAGTACCGTACCTATGAAGTCGTTTTCATAATTTGGCATCTCAAAATAGTCGAAGAATAATGTCGCGTGACCCATCAATAGCATCAAGTGACCTTTTGAATAAGATAAACTAAGCATTACATAACCCCTTAATCCATCCTGACAGCGTTTTCCCTTGTGCCGTAGCCTTTGCTTGCCACTGTGCTTTCATCGTGCGTGTAACTTTCATGCTTATTCTTTGGCTTGCTACTTCTGGTTTTTCTTTTGATTCAATCATTGATTAATTCCTAGTTTTTTATTGAGTTAATAGTGTACACCTACATATTGAAGTGTACACCTTTATTTGTATTTAAATTAATTTGTTCCGCTCAACAATAACGCCCACTTTCAACTCGCTCAATTGCCTAGCCATGTCTCTATACGTCGTGTTAAATTCATTCGCCATACCCTGCACGCTCATACCCATGCCAGCCAATCTCTTTAACTGCCCCCTGCGCTCATCCTTACAATGCGCCTCGTTATCCTTATATACTGGGCTAGGATTAGCTTCTTTGTACTCTCTGCGTATCTCTAGCGCACTACAGTCGTTACGGGTCATTATTGATGATAAGTGATTGTGAGTGTACCCAAGTTTAGCGGCAATGATTTTAACTGGTATGCCAAGCTGTATCATCTTGACCAGCTCATCTTTGATGCCTTCAAATACTGAGTTATTTCTACGCCTCATGATCGAGGCCTTATTAAAAACACATTTCTTGGCAATTCTTCATCTTGATCCGGCTCATCTAAAAATACTTTGTTAATTAAAGCTTTGATTATTTCGCAGGCCTTTCTTTTGGATTTTATATCACTAATTTCAATTCCTACGCCTTGTTCATTTGACAACCTTATAATCAAATCAATCTGTTTTTCGGTCGGTTTATTAGAGTTCGTATCTGCGCTTAATTTAGTTGCTTGGCATAAAAAATCTTCTAAGCTTTTTGACTCCCTAAATGTCATTATCCCTCTGTATAATTTCATTCTGAATTTTCTTGATACAGGTATGTATATAAAAACCCTGTCGTTTATCACCACCTCGACTTGAAAATAATTAAAAAGCTCTGCTGTTTTAGGTTTTAATTTTTTTGACTTTAGGAATTTAACAGCATCGTTAGTTTCAGTGCATGATAGCGGTAATCTTTTTGCTTTAAAAACTAACTTACTCATTTCCCAGCCCCCATTGAAAGTTCGTTTAACTCCTGCTCTGCCTGTAAAGTTCTCAGGCTACCCAATGACCATCTGAGCATATGTGTAACCAAACATTGAAGCAACGTCTGAGTAGCTCAATAGCGTTTTATCTGGCATGTCATTAGTCCAATTTGGCAGCGTTACTTTTTTAAATTCACTCATATTTTATTTCCTTGGTTATATTTACTTTCTGCCATCTCACAAAATATTCCGCATTCGATTTTAGGCTCGTCTTTTAGTCTACCTCTCTTTGGGTCTAGGTCATGCAAATACAAAGGCTGACCACCTTTAGGCTCTTTTAGTACTGTATACCCTTTGCGCCTCTCAAAGTCTGCCATCTTTTTAAACTCATCAGGAAAGTCTACTCGTATCTTGTTCCAGTATCCCATGCCACCTTTGACGCAACCTACGCAGTTATTATGCTCATACCCTAACTTGTACATCTCTGGCAGTTCTATACCTGCACGTTCAATCATAGACAACGTAGCCTCCTTTGTTATATTTCCATCAATCAAGGGCCAGTGTGTAAGTATTTCGTTATTTGCATCAATGAACTTATCAGCCCTATCGGCCTCTTCCACTGTGTACCCGAACACATGCAAATCATCATGTCTTTGAAACTTTGTCCTAACTTGCTTCTTTAGTGCTCTTGTGCAAGGGCTACCTGCTGGCGTTCTCATGTAATTTTTCTCGAATACATTGTAGATACTACCTTCATAACCTTCATGAATTATTGTAGTGATTGGATAGTTAAACCACTCTTGGCACTCATTTAAGAACCTTTCATTATCTTTGTGTTCTTCTTTTATTTTACAATATGCGATTACAACTTCATCATACTGTTCTCTAAGCTCCTTATCCGCTAAAACCATTTTTGTAGCTACTGCACTAGCAGCCCCGCAACTAAACCAACAAATTATTCTACTCATATTTTATCCCCGTTTAATTTACAGCAGTATCGTATGTAATCTGACATGCTCATGTTGTTTAATGCCGCTAACCTAGTTAAGTTTTTGCGCTGAGTTATAGTTAGCACTATGTTGAATCGTTCGATCGCCTTCTCTGGATGCTTCATTTTTAAACCTCGGTTATAGCCCCGTAGGGCTGCTGATTAAACTGCTGTAGAAAACCTACCATCAGTGTATTGCACGACCATAAATACTTTTTTTCCCTTTAGCTTTCTTGCTTTTATTATGTTTCTTGGCTGACCTTTGTGCATGTAGACAACTGAGCTTAAAATTACCGCTGTAGTTGTTTTTAGTGACTGCTCTAGTGTTTGATAAAACATATTATTTACTCTCTTGGTTTACTGCATTAAAAGATTGGCTTTTGCTTACAAAAACTGGAAGGTGCTTGTGCAAGTCATATAAACCGTCTTGACCCTCACCCTCACCTTTGTAATTACAAAAACATACTACTAACGTATCTTTAGTAATCTTAAAATCTGGATATTTATTGGCAAACCAGTCCTCCGCAAATTCTTCAAAGGCTTCCATCGAAGCATGATAACTTTCTAATTCATAATCATCGTCACAATAAGAATTATAAGATTCTTGCGGAGGCACTGGCGCTTTGTTGCCAGTCTCGGAGATATAGAGATGGGCGGCCAACTCAATGATTAAAGCGCTTTCTTGATCTGCAATTTCTTCATCAGATAACGTGAAAGGCTCAGATCGAAAAGTGGCGTTATACATCCGGTCGCAAGCCTCAATTGCTAAATCAATGCCGCCTAGTTCTGACACTGCACTTTCCATCGCTGCTGTTGCTGCTTTTAGATTAGTCATGTTATTTACTCTTGTTGGTTGGTCTGCATTGTTTCGATATAAAGAGTGTACACCTAATGTTGTGTGTGTACACCTTTATTTGTAATTAATTTAAATCACCGCTTAACTAGCCCCGCTTTAATGTATCGCCTGACCCTATCTTCCATGTCAAATTGGTCATACTCAGACTGAAATATTTCTGCCTTAGCCTGGGCATTACGCAACTGTTTTGTCATTATCTTCCAAGCCCACCGAGCTGCTGCCAGGTTTTTATTTTCCTCCACTTGCTGCTCTGGTGTTATGTTGTGTGTCATTTAAAACTGTCGTTAGCTTCCACGTAATCATCATCTGAGCAAGCAAATCGCTGGTAATCCAACTCGTTACGCAACATCTTAATGCCTGCTTCACCAAACCGAACCTTGTTAAATATTTCCATAGTCAGCATCCCTTTATGGGGTTTTAAGTCCTCACTCGGAGTATGCAAGAATATCAAGGCATCACTGTCGTTCTCAATCGCTCCGGTTTCTCTCAAGTCACTAGCGTTTGGCACTCCTATCGAGTTCTTTTTTAACTGCGCCAGAACGATTCCAGCGCAACCTAATTCCATGAATAGATCCTTCAATCGGTTAGATGCGTTCGTTAGCTCTTGGTACATATTGCCACTGTCAATTTTTAGTCTCTGGATGTAGTCAATGACGATTAAATCTAATTCCCCGTACTTGGCTTTTATCTGCCTGGATTTGCGCTCTATGTCGTCAATACTCAATCCGCTTGAATCATCAACATGCAATTTACTAGTCTTAACTAGCTGTATCGCATTGCTGACCCCATTCCACTGATGATCCTCTAGTTGCCCCTTCTTAATCGCTGAGAATGGCACGTTTCCGATGTCTGAGACTAACTTCATCATGACTTTCTGGCGTTTCATCTCCATACTGAAAAACAGTGACCGCCTACCCTGCAAAGTGTAATGGCCTAAAATGTTAAGCGCCTTCGTTGTCTTACCACCGCCTGACCTAGCAGCCAATCCAATATAATCGCCAGCATGGAATCCTCCGGTAGCTTCATCAATGTGATAATCACCTGTTGATAATCCAGACAATCCAGTCTCGCTTTTAGCTAGTCGCTCCATTTCATCAATGAAGTCAGTGCATAAATCATCTACTCCATGTATAATCTCCTCGCCGTTAGACTGAAACAACGGCTCTAAATCCTCATACAATGTTCTCCTAGTCTCCTCATAGCCATTCTTAGCGTATATATCGTCGGAGGCTTTGTAACACGCCTCTATTATCTTTCTACCGTTCCAGTGGCGTATTACGGCTTCACAATAAGCTATTGCGTTGCGTGATGAGGGCGTATCCTTGCTCAACTGGATTAAATATGGGAAATGTTCGCCAGTCTGATGTTTTTTCTCTAGGTAATCGCCTAACGTAACAATGTCTATTGCCGTCTTTCTTGATGCAAGCTCTTTAATCGCTGTAAATATAATCGAGTTAGTATGGTTGTAGAAATGCTCAGGGCGCAGTATTTCAAGTACGCCGTTCAATACTTTCTCGTCTACTAGTATTGAACCGATTATAGATTGTTCAGCAGTAGAGCTGTTAGGTGGTATTTTTAAATTATTCATTTTATATCCCTAACTGGTGGTTCTGGTAATAGCATCCAGTGAGTGCAAACATCAAAACGCCCGTCTCCTGACTCTCTTACTTTAATTCTATTATTAAATACCCTGCCTCTGCCTGAATATATTTGATCGCTATCGTCAACCATGATTATGTGATCACTGTCGTTAGGTAATTCGGTTTTTGCATTTATCCACTTAAACATTAATCTTTTCTCCAAGGTGTTTTTTTAAGGTAGTTAACAAAGTGCATGTTTGTGTAACTGTTGAACCCGTCAGTCTTATGTGTCGAGCTGATATTTTTAGCAATAGCGTTAACTTCCTCTTTGAAATAATCTACATCGTTATTTTTAAAGTAACTAGCATTAAATGTTTTTATCCAAGCAAGATTCTTAGCATCCTTTTTTATAGAGTTATCATTCGTGCCAATCTCTTTTTTAGTCTTGCTCCAAACTTTCCAGACATGTTCGAATGCTTTGTTAATAACATCGCGTTGGTCTTGACCAACATTATCTTTTATATTTAACTGAGTAGATTCTAACTGAGTAGATTCGTCGCCGGATAACGGCAGGGGGCCCTGCTTTTTAACGGCAGGGGGGGTGCCGTCTCTAGGCATGGGGGTAGATGTTTCCCATTCAGTCATTGGAAGACATATTTTATACGTGTTTGATGTCTGGCCTTTATCGTTAAATCTATTTTGCTTAACTATGATCCCCGCGTTAATAAGATCATCAATGTGCTTACGTGTAGTGCTAGAAGATACGCCGCATCTAATGGCTATTGTTTTATGACTAGGAAAACAGACGCCGTTATCATCAGCAATGTTTGACATCATTATCAATATAAGTTTTTTGATAGGGTTGCCAGCGTTATACGCCAGCGACCTATAAGTGTATTTTGCACTCATTGCTTAAACCTTAACTCTTATAAAATCACAATTTAAAGCTGCGATGATTGCTCTTTGCCTATCACCATCCTTAGCTCTATGTTGCGTTTTCTTGTGGTGGTTTTCGTCTATTTCATAAGCAACGTTATTTATCTCATCGTAACCGTCAACTCTGTAACCTAAAACGCTAAACTGTCTATTTAAAGTAATGCCCTTTATTTGCTCAATAGTTAATAGTGCTGCGCTTTCCCTTTGGCAAAAAGACCTTAGATGAAATTCATCGCAATACTCTGTCGCCCACTTTTCATAATATTCAGCTATTCTTGGTGATGCCCATGTACCGCCGCCATGCCTGCCCTTTTTGATTAATATCTCTGTACCAATTAACTCCTTAAACCTTACTGTAAACTTGTTGGGAAGCTTGCGAATTTCGCCTCCAAGCTTCTTGTGCATATCCGTTAAAGAAACAAATCCTTCATTCATAATATTGACCTTAATCTTGTAATTAAAACTCATGGTATCACTTTAATTTGTAATGTACAAATGAATACGCATTTAAACATTTAACTTTAACTAAAGCATTGTTTTACATAGGCAAATTACTAACATACCAATAACGGGCATTTAGGATGTTTAAATATTACATATAAGAGGAGGCTTGATTAATAAAGCATCCTCAATGCCCATGTAAACCAACGGCTAATGATATTGTGTAAATATTTATAGAATAAGATTAAGGCCATATGGCAGGCATAAAAAAGCCCCATTTCTGAGGCTGGTGTTTATTAGACTGGTGGGCTTGATATGTTTAGGTTAACTACCCTACCGCACTCTTTAAGACTGCATAGTATGTCGGTTATTTCTTCAATTGATCTGTAGTCTAATATAAAATCATTGATACCGTTGTGATCATCATTAGCCACTACGTATCTCATGTGATCCTCTGGATTATAATACATTATCCACCAGCCTATTAGCTCACCATCAACTGGGCAAGGATACTTGAACAGCTCAACTACATAACCGCTGTCATCATATGCTGGCCCATTCATTGTGTTTATGAACTGCTCCATAGTGCAAACTCTAAATTCGTTGTCTTGTTTGCGTCCTAAATAATCTCTTATGTTAGTTACGTTGTTCATTAGTTTTATCCTGTTAGTTAAATTGTATTACCCTACTCTATAGCGCCTTTTATCCTCGTCTCTGCTACTGCAAAGTAAACTTCGTCTAGTTCAATACCAATGAAGCTGCGGTTTAGGTTTTTTGCTGCAACTCCTGTTGTGCCGCTGCCCATAGAAAAGTCTAAAATTGTTTCGTTTTCGTTGGTGTAGGTTTTGATTAGGTATTCCATCAGTGCGACTGGTTTTTGTGTTGGGTGTAAGCTTTTATAATTTGGATTATTAAATTTTAAAATGGTTCTAGGATATGCAAGTCCATTATTATTAAAAACCCTAGTTAATTTAAAATTTCGTAAAGCTTCGCCTTTATCTACAGTCCTTTTTTTTTCTACAACAATTTTAGCTCTATTCATCTGTGGATTATATAAAGGTTGTTTTTTATAAAAAACAATTATACTTTCGGTATTTCGTAAAGGTTGTTTTTTAGCTGACATGCTGCCTGTAGGTCTGGTTTTTTCCCAAATCCAATCATACTTATACTGTTTTATGTTGCTGCATCTTAAAAAACTGCTAAAAGGCTCTGACCCAAATAATACTATTGCACCGTTAGGCTTTATAATCCTTTTAAGCTGCTCCCACATCGGTTCAAGCGGTATAATTGAATCCCATTTACATTGAGTAGTGCCGTATGGCGGATCAGCTAGGATCATGTCAACTGATCCGCTCTCAATGTCTTTCATCTTCTCTAGGCAATCGCCATGTATTAATTTTATCATTACTAGTTCTTCCTGCTGTTGATTTCTTTTATATCCTGCCGTCCAATACTGTCAACTGACGTGTTGTGGAAGTACTGGCAGAACGGGCATTTATACGCTCTTTGTTTATGTGTTTTACCGATGCGTTTTAGAAACTGTTTGGCACGGGATCGGGTCGAGAACGTGAGTTTTTTGCATATTGTAAACCCTACATCAATCATCTACTTGACGTTTATTAGTTGTTTACTGGCTAGTATCTCTCTCGTTCTAGCTGCGCCCTGGTAGCCCATGATTAGTAAATCATCATAGCTGTGATGCTTATCTCTGACCCTACCGTCTAGCACGTCATGACATGAGCTACAGCAGTATGCTATTTCTAAGTCAGAAACTTTGCGACCCATTCCAGCACCGCTGCCAATGTGTGCGGCAACTGTGGTTTCGTCGTTAAAGTTGCAAATGCCAGGTATGCGAACCTGACATTCTTCGTTACGTGCTGAATCGCGTATTTTTTTAGACTTCATTGGTTAATTCCTGATTTAAATGCCGTTAACTTCTCTAGTTTCTGCCCACTGCCTAGCATTTGGAGACAAGCCTTTAGCTAAGTTTAATTTAAATTTTTCGGCTTTTATCTTACTGCCTGTAACACCTCTTGGATAAAACTCTCCTCGAGTGTCACTTATTCCGATTACGTAATACATTTTCATTATTTATTTCCTATTGCGTTAAAATATAAATCATCCGGATGCGTGAGTTTTGCACCAAGCTGCTCAAGTGCGTAGTACTCGAAACGCTGTAGATACTCGCTAAACTTTTTAACGGATAGCGTTTTAGTCTCACTCCTATAAATAACGGTTTCATTATTCAGAGTCACTACTCGAAGCGGTAATAATTTGCGGGCTATCAGTTCGTGTATGTCCTCAGAGCTACATACAAGCCCCTGCGATGTAAAGACATGTTTAGCCACTTCATTGCACCACATAAAATTAAGCTTGTTCTGTGCTAGTCTGCGGTTGTCTGTTGCCTCCTCTATTGTGATTTTAACAGGTGTATCGCTGGCTTTTAGAAACGCTGATATTTCGCCCCATAGTTTCTTGCCGTCAGCCTGGCTGGTGGATTTGCGTATTAGCATTGTCCGCTTGTCCATTACAGCACAGCTTTTTTAAATAAAACTATACGCAGACCAACAGTATCTGCCAGTGTTGCAACATCCCAATAGCGTGAACTACCATCACCATTAAGCGCCCTAATAACCTTGCCATACGACAAGCCAGACTTAATTGATAGCTCTCTAGCACCCTTGATGTTGCAGTCAACCATTGCTTTTTTAAGCTCATTTCCGAAGTTCATTATTATTACCGTTGTTGTGAATAGAATCTGATTGTAATATTTATTTACGCACGTTGCAAATTATTATCACATTAGTAGTTGCACTAATCAATAAACATGCGTAAGGTTAGGATTCAATCAACGGCAAGGCAGAACAATATGTCAGAATTTAAAATAGGCGACTTGGTAGTTAAGAAGAGCGGAGTGTATTTTGAAAGCGGTAGGACAATTAGAATTTCAAAATTGCGCAGAGATGGGCGTTATGAGGTAGGTGGTGAAGGATACATTGCAATTTACAATCATGATGCTCTTGAGCTAGCCCAGCCTAAATACCCTAACCCACCACGCCCACACGCTGATGTAATTATTGAGTGGGCTAAGGGTGCTGATATTGATGTTAGAATTGACTATGACGGTCAATGGTATCTTGATTTAAACCCTACATTTATTCCCCAATATGGCTACAGAGTAGTACCGAACCCATCAGAACTAGCAGATATTAAAACCCAAGCTAAAATTGATAAGCATCAGGCTAAGATTGACGCACTTAAATTAACTTTATCTAACTGGAGTAAGTAATGGACAACATCCAAGCAATAGAAAAAATCAAGGCGCTCATCATTGAGGGTTATATTTCTCACAGTGATTTAATGGTTCTTGCGTCAATAGCATACGCCAAAGAAGCGGCAGACGATGTGAGGTACGGTAATGAATAAATCAATAGTGAAGTCACTGTCATTGATTCAGCAGAGTCTTAAAGCACCCAAGGGTCAGCTTAATAAGTTTGGCAATTACAAGTACCGT